GCAGTCCGAGCCGTCAGCCTAACTGCCAATAACTACGAAATCAATTACGACAAGGGTAAGAACGCTGCTATCCGCGATGCTATCAAGGAACTGGTCGAAGACACGCTAGACTTCGATGACATCCTAATCACCGCTCTCAGAAACCTCATGGTCTATGGGAATGACATAAACAAGATTGTGGGTAAGGAAGGAGATGGGATAACCGACCTACAAAGCCTACCAATCAAGCAACTGACTATTGTAGACGAGAGAGGGGGGCTAGATAGCACCTTCGATGCATCGGAAGACAACCCCATTACGCGCCCAGTCAAGTATATGCTACGCGAGATGAAACTAAATACGCGTGAGATACCCGCAAACGAAATACTACACATTCGCGTAGACTACCGCTCTAACTGGTTCGTTGACAACAGGGGCAGAAAGACCTACGGCGTTTGGGGCGCATCACGATTCTCCGCGCTCAAGCAAGCCATACGCATGAAGTATAACAGTCTGAACAACCGCCTATCCCTTGAGGATAGCATGACTAAGCAGTACATCACCATAGACCAGTCTGCTATCGAGCATATCCAAGACCCAGCAGAACAGGCTGAAAGACTAAGCCACATTATGGATGAGGTTATCAAACTATTCGAGGGACTGCGAGGCGACCAGATACCCGTTCTCCCTCATTACGTCGATTTGCATCACGTTGACTTGGAGAATAGCCTACCCAATAGCGGTGACTTCCTCGATGCAATCAACGCAGACATAGCCGCCGTACTACAGGTACCGCGTGTGGCCGCAGGTCAGGAGAAGGGAAGTACCTTCGCTGCGACTTTCAACGCAAACCTGTGGGCAGTCCAAGCAATCAGCAGAATGCATAGCATACTAGCCCAGCATTGCCGTGAGTTGTTCTCCATCCACCTAAACCTCTTGGGAATAGAGCATAAGAAGGCAGACCTACCTACAATCCGGTTCGACGCAATGGATAGCGAAACTCCACTAAACGTCATGCAAAGAGTCACGATGGGATACGATGCCGGTCTACTAACCCTTAACCAAGCCCTTGATATTCTAAACCTACCAGAAGAGTCTGACGGTAACGAAAGAAAGGACTTATCACCAGTCAATATAGCACCTACGGAGACAGATAGCGAACTACCGCGCGAAAACTCTCAACCCGGCGCAGAAGAAAATATTGAATAATCACTTCTTTTATGACAATAGTATGAGCGGAGATGAGGAACAGAACATAATTCAGGAATTGAATGCTCGATTCCAAGAATTACGAACCCTAATGATAACCATAGGCTCAGTTATAGCAATGCTACTAGCGGGCCTCAACGAAGTGGGTTTTATCAATTTTGCAGTAGACGCCGTTGTTGATTGGGTCGAGAACGACCCCGACAGAAACCCCTACCTACCAGAATGCGAAGAAAATTGGGCTATAATAGCAGACCACTATATCGTAGATGGTGATTTGTATGTCACAGTAGATATACTAGACCAGATGTGGTGCAACAACGTGCATACTGTGTATTACAATTTAACCTTTGAAGGAGAGGAGTATAGCGAACTAAGCGCGCCATTCAGAAACACCGATACTGGTTTATTTACATTTGAGAGTATTTCCGAGGGTACGCATAGAATAAATATCCTTGTAGAGAATGGTAGTATTCTACTTTATGCCCTAGAGATAATTGACTTTGAGTACGACCAAAGCGAAGAGGAGAATGCAATTTATGGTTGCACCGACTCTGCTGCTATTAACTACAACGAAACCGCTACGCACGAAGACGGCTCTTGTGAGTACGAGGAAGAGGAGGAGGAGATAACTGAGGATTGCTACGCATACATCTATGATGCAATTTCCTACTGGGCCGAGAATAACACTTCAGTTTACAACGAGTTTGACGTTGATTTCTCCTGTCAAGCAAACATTACCTTTACTCTAAAGGTTGAATTGCTAGATAGTCGCAATAACTCAATCCTAGACATGGAGGATAATTTCACTACATATCATATGGAATGGGATTCTAAATACTTAGATTTCTATAGTATAGAAGACAAATATGATGAGGCATACGCCGTAAACTTTAATCTGTTTTATGATGGGGAGTTAGCGGATATACTATGGAAGGAAATACAATAGTCCCGTTATTGATTATTGTTATAGGCGGTATGAATTGGGGTTTCTCAATATGGTTTGCTAACTGGTCTTATCGTAAAAGAAAGAAGCATTGATAAATCAGACAACACCTCACGCTATCATGTCATGCGGATGCGGTTGTGGTGGCGAGGCAGTAGCCTACGAAGATTGGAATGAGGAAAATGTGTCTGCGGCAGAATACCAAGGGCGCAAGGTTACACTTAACAAGCCCTTTAGAACTAAGGGTGCTTCTAAAAAGTTTGGTGTATATACCAAGAATGAGAAGGGTAATGTTGTTCTAGTGAGGTTTGGCGACCCTAACATGGAAATCAAGAGAGATGACCCTGCTAGGAGAAAGTCATTCCGCTCTCGACACAACTGCGATTCTCCCGGCCCCAAGTACAAGGCACGATACTGGTCTTGCAGACAATGGCGAGGCGGTACAAAGGTCGAGGCAAACGTTCCATGCGGTTGCGGTTGTGCAGATGCTTGTGACTGTGAAGGTGAGTGTGTGTGCGCTTCCGACGCAGAAGCAAAGAGGAAAGATGACCCATGCACAGAAGGATACGAGCAATACGGTATGAAGGACAAGAACGGTAGGCAAGTTCCAAACTGCGTACCTATCAAGAAAAAGGCAAAGTTAGAGGTCTGTTCAAATTGCCAAACCCCGCAAGCCTGTGCAGAACACGACTCTTGCATGGGTACTGTAGAGGCAGCAGAACCCACACCAAAGGATGGTGAGACACATTCAGAATACATGACACGTTGCCAAGAGGCAGGCTACTCTAAGGAAGAGTGCATGAAAGCACACGAAGGACATGAATTTGAGGTAGAAGGCTACAAAGAGGAAGAGGAGGAAGCAGGCATGTATAAAAAGAAATATGCTTCTGAGTGTGGTATAGACGAAGAGTTTGTAGACGGCGAGTGCAGAAAGATTGCCGTGACGCTTGACCTTTCCATAGATGCTACTAATGCCTTTGTGGAGGCTTCCACAGGAAATACTATAATTGAAATTACAGGAATTGCTTTCCATGAGGGGTTCAACAAGAACGCTTGGGCAATTACCTCCGAGGGTGCGAGAAATGTTGCGCGACAAATGGAAGGTGCAGACCTTACATTGGACCATCCCGACCCGTTGAAGGGCGAGAGTGGTTTTGGCCGCAATATGGATGGTGGTGTAGCAAAGGCCAATGTTGGCATAATTCTTTCTGCTACTTTCCTTCCCACTATAGGTGGTGGATATGAAGTAAGATACATCGCTCATGTGACAAGGCCCGAACTGTTTGAGAGTTTAGAGTCCGGCCTGTTCTTAAAGGATGATTACGGTGTTAGCATCGGCGGGTCGGGCATACCAGTATCCGCAGACGAAGACGGAATAACATTCGGAGAGGACTTCACATTCGACCATTTGGCTATTGTGTATCGCCCAGCCTATAATCGCGCTAATATAGAAACGGTCAAGAGAATCGAAAAAGAGGAGGTTCTCAAGGCAACCTTTATATCACACTCAAAGCCTGACGAAAATTGTAAGGATAAGGTGAATAATATGTCAGACGAAAATATTACCCCAGAAATCGACTACGAGGCTCAGATTGAGTCCTTGAAGGCCGACCTCGTTCTTGCTTCTTCTCGCGTTAGCGAGTTTGAGGCTATGGAAGAGGCCCGCGCTGAAGAGGCTCGCGCTTCTCTTGTTGAGAAGGCAACTGAGATTGGAATGTCCGGTCACGAAGACCTACAGTCAGAAACTCTTGAGAATCTGATTGCTTCGTGGGAAGCATCCCACCCAGAGCCAACCGCAGTCGAGATGAAGCCCATAGACGAAAGCCCAGTAGAGATGGAAGCGCCAGTTGTTGCCTCGGAAGAGTCAAAGCCTGTAGTCGCTAACTTCCTAAACGGTACTCTAGTAGAGTCCGATGAGGATATCTACGCTCGATGCTACAACGCATGGGCAAGCGCATGGAACGGCACACTCGCAGGGGATGAAGGCAACATGAAGGCCAAGACCTACGAACAGATAAAGGAGATGATTTGAAATGGTAAACTTCGCAGACCCAATTGATGCAGTAATGATAGACGACAAGATATGCAAGGGACCGGGCAAGATTCTGACCTTTGACTCAACCAACAACAAGGTTGACCTATCCGCAGCAACCGAGGTTGCTCTAGGTATCTCAGCAGGTGAGTCCGAGAGAGCCGCAGGTGGTTCAATGGACATAACCGCAGCAACGGTTTCCTTCTACCCACTAGGCGGTGTCCTAATGGTTCAGTCCAAGGCAGGGGACGGTTACACAACTGGATGCACGGTTTACGTCGGTGCAGACGGACTAGCAACCTCAACTGCTGGTTCAAACAAGAAACTCGGTCTTTACGTTGGTAAGGCACACACGGCACCAGCCCTAGTGGATTCAGGTGCAGGTG